GCAACCCCACGCGCGAAAGCGTAAACAACCAAACATGGCAGAATTAAAGCCAGATCTGGATTGATTTACGGCCTTTCGGCTAAGGTTGCCCGTGCAGTGCATAGACCCACCTACAATGGAAACATTGTAAGTCGACAAGAAGGAGCTCATTCGATGTCCTATAAGTGGCCAATTGTGAAGGAACGGCTATCGGACTCACGTCCGGTTGTCTTTCCTCCGATTGAAGGGGGCTTAAACGCCCCCAAAATCTGGGAAGAGGTAATTCCTTCCTCACAATATGGCGCGAAAGGGAAACAGTTTACCTGTTCGTTCAGGCATAGGAAGTTCCCGGATGGGGACTACCATTCCGGCGGACCGTTTTTCACGGCCCGCAACGTTCCTCGTACTCCTACGATGAACGTTAAGTTATGGACTAAAACGCCGGAGCGGAGATATTCCGGTCCGATCGTTCAACCCCTTAACTTCGGCGACGGTTATAAAGTGCCTTCGCTAACCATGAGTCAAGAAGATTCACATCTTGACAAATGGGGCGCGACTGCAATTCATATCGTCGACCCCTTGAACCCCAACGCCGAAACTGGCGTTGCTCTTGGAGAGATTTTACTGGATAGGCGTATAAGCCTTCCTGTGATTCAATCCTGGAAACGACGCACTGAAAAAGCCAAGGCTGCTGGGTCAGAGTATCTGGCCGCGCAGTTTGGCTGGCTTCCGCTTGTGGAAGAGATCAAAAATACGATCCAATCCATTGAGCAGGGCCAGACCATCATGGAGAATTATCATTCTCTAGATGGCCATGAAGTGCATCGGGAGTTCGAGTTCGAACCCATCGAAACGGACGATAGCGTCATTGTCAATTCATCTACTCGTTGTAGATATTCTTCAACGAGTAATGTGTCTGACTTTAATGCTATACGTCCCGCGGTGCAATCTAGACGGACGACCAAGACTATACGTCGTTGGTTCTCCGGCACTTTTACGCATTACCCTAACAAAGCATACGATAGTATGCTTGGAAAAAGGATTGCGTCAAAGCGCGGTGAGATCGATAAGTTGTACGGTCTCACTCTCACCCCAGATATTCTCTGGGAGCTTGCGCCGTGGAGCTGGGCCATAGATTGGTTCTCGAACATAGGTGATGTTATAAATAACTTCACCTCATTCGAGCTCAACGGCCTGGTTATGAAGTATGGCTTCATAATGGAGGAAGAATCCTTCAAAGAAACCTGCTTCATGTCTACTACCGGTATTACCGGATATGATAGACCGCCTCCAAACATCTGGAACGAGGGAACTCGTAAAAGACGTAAGGAAGCGAACCCCTTCGGGTTTGGCGTAGGTTGGGAGGGACTCTCCCCAACCCAACTCGCCATAACTGCTGCACTCGGGATTACCCGTTTGCGGTAGCAACTATACATTGCTAACACCAAACGCATACCTTTGTGTATGCAGAAATAGGAGCACGCCAAATGGCATTCACCGATCCCCAAAAAGTCAAAGTCGACGGGTCGACTGAAGTCACCCTTCCGCGCATTAGCACGGAGGGAATGTCTTCGGTTTACTCGAAGGACGATGGCTCTGTGGTATTGAAACTTGCTTCAGCTTTTGGCCGTCGCAAGCGTCATACTGCTAGGATCGATCTGTCGAAGATCATCGCATCCACCCTCAACCCGAGCCAGAACGAAGAAGCATCAGCTTCTATCTATCTGGTGGTTGACCGGCCCCTTCAGGGGTATACTAATCCAGAACTTCGCAAAGCTGCTGAAGGCCTTAAAACCTTCCTCAGTGAAGCGAACCTGGAAAAGTTGCTTAGTCAGGAGTCGTAGGCACACGCGGTAAAACGCACGCCTAACTCCATGAATAAGCTCGGACAACACGGACCCCTAACGAAACTGGGCCATGATATTGCTATCATAGTCCTTTCATTCGTCGGGTCCCCGTATCGAAGGGAGATGATCCGCGAAGTGTCGAAAAACGACTATAATTTCGCGGTGCTGATTCTCATCATCGCTCTATTGAGCATGATGTGTCTCGGCGCTTTGACGATGTTCCTCGCGGTGTTTGTTTAAGCACCGTGCCAGGAATGTCGAGAGCTATTTGGCTTAGGAAAAACACCTCTATTTAAGGAGGGCTTTTGAAAAGCCTAATTGTGCTCTGGGAAAAGTTAGCGGAAGAATTCGCTAACAGATGTCGCACTAGCACCACCATGGACATAAAAACTGTCCATAGTCGGTCAGAACACGAGGGGTTATCGTTTTTAACGATAACCTTGCCCGCTTTTGGGAAAGACTTCCAAAAAAGTCTTGACCAGGGGCTGGTAGATCGCAAGTCGTTCCAGGGTTTTTCCTGGACGGCAGGTCTCCCCCGATTTCTCGGAGGTTTCCTCGATCAAGTGTTCGACCGGGGTAGCGGTGTGTTGCTTAACGATCCAAACGTGGAAGCGATACTTGCTATCAGACAGCTATCGCTGCTGTATAGCAAGATCTTGCTTCCGTGCTCTCCGGCACGGGAAAGAGATGCCATGCGCGGATATGTTGAGTGTGATAGAGAAGTGAAGATCAATGATTCGTTAATGACGGAGTCGGATTATTCCGATTTCCGTCGAATCTCTGATCTGCTTTTTCGCGACGTATTTTCGTCTCTAGATCGTATGATCTATAACGAAGACGTCGTGCCTAAGCACGGTCCGGGTGCGACTGCCGATAAACTAATGGGAAACCAAAAGTATCGCGTAGTCACTTGGACCGACCGTTTACAGAAAGTTTTCTCATTTGAGAATTTTCTGTACCCAAATGCACGTTATGTGCATGAGGACGGTGTCACTTTTCTAGAACCTGGTGCTGAGCAACCCGTTAGGGTTATCTCAGTTCCTAAGACGATGAAGACCCCTCGAATCATAGCTATAGAGCCGTCATATGTGCAGTATGCACAACAGGCGATTCTCGAGCCGATGGTCGAGATGTTGGAGGAACACCATGTTCTCCGACAATTTCTTGGGTTTTCGGATCAGGGTCCTAACCAGATCTTGGCCGAACAAGGCTCAAGAGTAGGTCATGTTGCCTCACTCGATTTGAGTGAGGCCTCAGACCGGGTCTCCAATCAGCTCGTACGTGAGTTGTTTAGAAACTATCCCAACTTGCTTGAAGGGATAGAAGCTACTCGCTCGCGAAAGGCTGATGTACCTGGTGAGGGCGTTATTCGCCTTGCCAAGTACGCGTCTATGGGTTCAGCTCTATGCTTTCCTGTGGAGGCAATGGTCTTTTTGACCCTTGTCTTCCTTGGGATTGAGAAAGAGCTCAACACCCGTTTTACCAGCCGGCGCCAGATTATGGCGTTCGCTGGCCTGGTGCGCGTCTACGGGGACGACATTATTGCCCCTGTAGACAATGTGGAATCGGTGATCCATACGCTCGAGCATTTCGGTGCTCGAGTTGGTATGGCCAAGTCTTTCTGGATCGGAAGATTCAGAGAGTCTTGTGGTAAGGAGTACTATGACGGAAATGACGTTTCAATTGTCAAGTTCCGCAGACTATTCCCTACTTCACCGTCAGACGGACCGGGATGTATTTCGATGGTCTCTTTCCGCAACCAGCTCTACAAGGCTGGCTGCTGGGAGACCGTCAAGTACATTGACTCTAAGATCCGGAAGGTACTTAAGTACTTTCCGGTAGTCGAAGAGTCAAGCCCGGTGCTGGGCCGCATCTCCTTTCTCGGCTACCAAAGCGAGAGAGAATGCGCACAATTACATAGACCTTTGGTTAAGGGCTATGTGGTTGGATCTGTGCTCCCGAAGAATTCTCTTTCGGAGCATGGTGCCTTGCTCAAGTTCTTCCTTAAGCGCGGCGGACAGCCATCCGCTGACAGGAGGCACTTGGAACGTTCTGGACGTCCTCTGGCCGTCAGCATCAAGCCGAGGTGGGCCCCTCCGTATTAATACACGGAGGGCAGGTCTGTACTAGACCTAGGGGGAATGACATTTCGGGATTTTAGTTTTCCCGAACAATGTATTCCTTTTTTATGGGCGTAGGGTCTCACCCTACCACCCGGGGATGCACTTGGCAGTGCAT